AATATGCGGGTATTACCGTTAGCCACATCTTTAGTATAACCTCCGACGCAGTGACCCATCTGATCACCTTCGTTTTTAAGAGCTTCGTCTAATGTTTGATAATTTTTTGCCTTGTTATAACTCGTTTTTGCTTCTTCTGGTGAATTAAATAAAACTTTTCCCGACTCAGGGTCTTTCCAACTTAATTTTTGGTCAGGCTCAAGAATAGAAAATTTACCATTATTTTGTATTACGTTGGGGTTAAAATCTGTTTCAGGCATTTTAAGCTCGTGCCATCTAAACCCATTATCATATTCATACGCAGGGGGAAAATGGGTAGCAAATGTATCCCTATTTGCAGTTGCTACTTTATCAGCTTGTTTTATGCGATAATCATTAATCTTTGCAACGTGACGTAATGCGTCTTTAACAGACATTTTATCTACGTCTTTGGGTCTTAATCTTAATTGCTGCGGTAAATTTTCATCTAGCATTGCGTTTTGAAGTTCGTCTATCGCATGTTCAAATCCTAGATCGTGCATCGCATTATTATCTAACGTGTGAACTACTGCATTGGGATCTTTTTCTAAAAGGTCTTTTAAATAACCTTTTGTGCTTGGAAATGTATCTGCTAGGTTTTCTGCATATTCAGGTGAAACTGCTGAATCAGATCTGGCTTCCCATGATTTACCTAATTCAGTTTTTGCATGACCTTCGGCTGTAAATCCGTGCGTTTCACGCCACATTTTCATATTATCAGACGCTACTCTCGTTTCATCTCGAATATCGGGTATATGCGTTATTCCCTCATCGTGTAATTCTCTAACAGGGTCGGTAGAGGTTGCTAAATCGTTTTTAATATAGTTACGTAACTTTGTATCAATCCAATTGTTTATGCTTGATCGAGTTTTATTTTCGGGAGTTAAAAACGGCTCGAACATTTTGAGTCGTTCTTCTCTCGGTAATTCTGCTAATTCAGACTCGGTTAAACCATAATGTTTAAGGACTACAGGTTTTTCGTCGGATGTATTGATAGCTCTTTTTGTATGATTCAAAGTTTTATCAATCCAACCGTCTATCCAGTTGCCACCTTTGTTTTTAATAGAAAGCCCAACTTGTAAATTACTCATCGCTGCAGGATCACTTAATCCTACAATCGGGGCAACAACATTTTGCCCGAGCTTTCCGCCCATCATTTCGCTATACTGTTGTTCGGGAGTCTGATTAACGCTCTTAGGGATTCTTTCATACATCTCTTCAGAAGTAGGCAATGCTGTATTCTGTGAAACAGTGTCTGGCGCAAAATAATTAATAGCGCTACGCCCTAAACTTTCTATATCGCCTGGAGCACCAGCAATCGCCGATGCAGTTCCTTTTGCTGCGCCATATAACATAGGTGCTAAACCTTGGCTAATCGCCCCGCCCATCGTTCCTAATGGATCGACTTTTACGGGTTGTCCCGCTCGGTTTCTTGCAACAGGTCTATTCTGCAACGCCAACCTCATGTCGTCTTGACTCGGAGTTGTATCGTCATTGCTGATTACATTACCTAGTTCGTCGTATTGTGGCATAACAGTTCCTTATATTGCGTATGGATTAACATAAACACGACGGGAGTCAGCGTAATCGTCATCGGCAACAGGATGATGATCAAGAGTAATTATGCCCGCATCTCGTAAATATCGCAAGGCTTGTGATAACGCATCTACGTAATCGTCATGCTTAGCCATTGGGAACGCAGCAATCTCTCTTAGAAATGGATCAAGCCATGTCATAGGCTGCCCGCTTCTTTCATTCGACTCCGGCAAATACACTAGCCCCTTCTCGATCATCGGTGAAACAATATTCAATCGAGTTGTCTTATCGGCATTCCCTGGATTGTAACCCGTTACAGGTATCATCGTCTGGCGTAAATCCTGCAGTAACGATATACCAGCAGACTTATCTTCAATCAGTACTAAGTCAACTTTCTTGCCATTACTGAACTCGTCTGGGTCTCCATAAATGGTCGTGAACTCTTCTTGTACACGGCGTCGTAAATCTGGATATAGCATTCGATCAGACCAGCAGTCAATGAGCATAACTCGAGAACCGTGGTCGGCGCTAGGACGAAACACCCCTAGTACAACACACGCTGTGGGGTCGTTCACTGTTTTGTCGGAGGTGGCTACGTCGTACGACTGAATAACGAAGCTGAACTGGGGTAACGACTTCTCAGATGGCCAAAGTCGAAACCACGAACGCTTAACCAGTCCGGACTCTTCTGGATCTAGAATCTCTGCATAAATCTCCTGACGTCCAATCGTAGTGCCTTCGTACTGCATAATTTGTTTCTGGAAGGTCGGGGCTAGGTTGTGAAGGTTGGAATATGTAGAAGCCGTGGTGACGTGTACATCATTTCCATCGCGATCCGCCAGCTCTACGATCTTAGGCACTGGTTTTGGTGTGGTGGTGCATAACATCTTTGGGTCAGTACCGAGTCGTAGGGAGAATGCGATCATGTCCCACGCTTCCTCGAGGTACTCCCAAGCAGCCAGCTCGTCACACCAAACATGGTTCCATTGTGGTCCACGGAAACGTGAAGGTTCCGATGCTGCAATTCCTTTTATTAAACTTCCATTCTGCAAGGTTAGCTCATGCAGGGACACGGAGTAGTTTTGAATAAGCTCGGGTGGGCAAACTGCAATCAGACCTGAATCGCCACCAAAGCAGACGTCCCGTATGTCTCCAGACGTGGGGGCGCTCACTAGGATGCGGGATCGTGGTTGCGTCCATGCCGTCCACCAAACCCATTCAGCAGCCAGCCGAGTCTTCCCTGCTCCTCGCCCAGCCAGTAACAGCCAAGTGCTCCAATCTCCTGTCGGTTCAATCTGGTGCTCGAGCGCTATGCTGAGCCACTTGAGTCGAGCCTGCATCGCTGCTTGCCAAACTGCGCTAAGGTTATTGAGCGCATCAGCGTTTGACTCGATCTTTTCAGCGAACAACTCTTGCTGGGCGCCAGTCAACATTACTTGCTCTTGTCTTGGCGCAGCTTTAAGATGTCGCCAGCGAGAGCCACCGCAAGCTCGCCAGCAAAGTCAACTTTTACGTTACCTCCATCAGCGCCAGTGATCTCCGTTGACTGAATTGCTTTACCGTCTAAACGATCGAACACTTCCTTGATGGCTGGGAGGTCGCCAGCTTCCGCTGCATCAAGAAGTGCTTCAGCAATCTTGTTCAAACGCTGAGGATTCTGTGTGGTCAGCCTTCTAAGCGTTGCAGACATTGCTCCTCTGACCGCAGCATTATGCTTTGGCGAGTTCGTCATCAGGTCTTTCTTAGAGAAAGCAGAGACAACCTCTTTGTCTGTCTTAGGTTTTGGTACTCCTTTCGGCATATCGATTCCTCTCTCATTGTTTTAAGAGGAATTATAACCCAAATTACTGATGTTCGGCGATAAATTTTTCCTGCATCTCAATTTCGTCTTTCAAACAGCTAATCGCAGCATGCATCTCGCTGTTTTCGACACGTTTGCGTTTCACTGCGAGATCCCGCATGTTATCAGTCCAGAAGTAAGACAAAGTTCCGTAAGCAACAATTGCGCCAGACTTACATTTCCCTGCATCAACCAATGCAGAGATTATTGCGTCGTTCGCATGCTTCTTTGCACACAAGCCAGCTTCGTTGAAGTAATGAAATTTTGCTAATTTTACGTTGCTCATTTTTATTTCCTTTATTAAATTATTAATCAAATTTGCTGCCGATGAAATAACTTTAAACCAGTTCGAAAGAAAAGTAAACCAGTTTATGAAAATATTTTCAAATTATTTTCAACCCCAAAAACATTTCCGTCGTTTCCCGTCACTTCCCGTCGTTTCCCGTTACTTCCGACACCACGGAAACGACTGCAAATCAGGGTAAAATACCTTTAGGTTTTTACCTGATGATTTCATGGATTTCAGCGTCATCGATTCCGTCGTTGCCGTCAACTTTTTCCTTAAGGGAAGCAACGACGAAATCACGTAATTTATAGGGTCGGAAACCAACCATCTTTTAGCCTCAAAAACTCCGTCTGCCGCACGTTAAGATTCAGTGCTTTTCTGCGCTCTGGATCGTCAATTCTATACCGAATCACAACTCCATCGGAAACGACGGATTCAAGAGCAGCAGTCAGATATTTCTCACTCATATGGACTTGCTCACTGAGCTGGCGTCTTGTAATTGGCGCACCATTTGACGTAAGACGGTATAAAGCGTCTGTAATCTGTTTTACGTCTGATTGCTCACGTTTGTCTTCACTGATTTCTTTTCTTTCTTCTAGATTGGATTCCAGCAATCTAACAGAGTAATATGGACTTTCATCAATCACGTCTCCATATCGGTTCTTTGATCTTGTCTTATGATAATCGAGAACAGCTCTGACCTCTTGTATTGTTTCACTGAATCGCTTCTTTTTGGTCGCTAGTATTCTGCCTTCAACATTTTCGTCTTCGAAGATAAACGCAGTGCCAGTTGCGTTACCTCCCCATGCTGACGCACCCCTCGCTGATAAATCTTCTATTGCTGACGTCCTTGATAATGCCTTACTTGTGTGCCCGCTGATCCACGCAGGAATAAAGTCACGATACCAAAACTCATTATTAATCACAGACATTAATCTCGCTGCTTCGGAGTTGTCGTTTTCATTCTCTAACACAAACGTCGCTGAAGCAGTATCAAACACAACCAGCGGAGGAATCTGCCGCCCATTGACTGTTACAATGTATTGCTTGGCGAACTCCGCAGCAAACTGTATCTCTTTATCCGTCATGCGGAACGCAGGCACAACATTTATCCAATAATCCCATTCCTCTTTGCCTTTGCTTGAATGGTGGGTGCGCATGCCGTAACATATCCTGTCTGCTTGTGAGTGATCTTCCGTTATGTAAATTACACGACGTCTGTGCTTAATCTTCAAGAACGTATCATTCGTTAAACCTGCAACTTGCAAAGCAAGAGGCAGAAGAATTGAGGACTTCCCCTTCCCTTCTGCCCCTGCGATAAATGTTATTCCCTCGCCAATGAACCCATCAATCACCCAGTCAGGTTCAGGCAAGTAATCATAACTCAGCTGGACTGGTTTAAACCTCTCTAGGAATTCAACTTTGCGCTTGTCTTTGTCTAGGTCATTCAGTATGTTTTCGCTTATTGTTGTGCGTTCATACTCTGAGTTCTTACTCGCTAGGTAATACAAAGTTCCTAACCCAATTTCACCCCTTGTGTTGGTGTGGATGTCGTTCCATTGATCTTCTAATTCTTTTTCATTCGCTACGGAATGTTTAATACCTGCGCTACGCTTGCTCCACTCGCTAAACAACTGATACCCAGTTTCAACACGAGCAAGAGAGAAGCAAACTTCAATCCAAGTATCACGAGGACAATCAGGGTCAATAAACTTCAGCGCACGCTCGATGTCTAAAAGTTGCTCTGGGCTTAAGATCAGCGTACCAGCGCCCATTGCGCTTGAAACTTCGTTCACGTTAAGTTCTGGGTCAAAATGCTTCTTAATAAACGGTACAAGGTCAACAATGTCTCCAGCACGTATGATGCGCTCAGTTACGGTGAAGAACTTAGCTCGGCTGTAATATTCCCAACCATGCTCTTTGCTCAAGTTCTTGTTCTTAAAGTATGAACCGTAACCAAGAGCGTGCACACCTTTGCCTGATGGGCTCAGCTCAACATAACTCGGCAGGGATTCCGCAATTTCATTGTTACCGTTTGCGGTGACTTTGTCTAGGTCAATACCTTGCCAAAATCCGTCACCGTCTTTGCCCAGCGCAAACCCTAAGCCTGTGTATTCACCTAATTTAATCGCTTGCTTCGCTTCCGCATACGTAGCCAGACGAGCAAGGTCTTCAGGGGTATCAAGAGTACCCCGCCTGCGCTTACCGCTTGTGTAATATGGAACCTTTAAAGTTCGGTCAGAATTATTTTCATCTTTTTCAAGTCTCCACAGCAACCATCGTTTTGCTTCTCTAAGTTGCAGAGGGATAGAGGGCACTTCACCCTTATCAACTAATTTTATTTCAGTCATTATTATTTTCCACCATTGTTGAACAAATGAATTCCCTTAGGTGTCCCTATCCTATTATTGATTGCATGGTCAATGATGGTTTCGCCTTTGTGGGGCTAGGGATAGATAGGGACAACTAAAGGAATTCAAACCATGCTTTTTTATTTTGCCTTAAATATTTTTAAAAAACAACAAATATTTTAAAAAAGGTGTTTACTTCTGCGGAACAATGGTTTAAAGTATAACTTCGCTTCACTTTTAATAACGTAAATAAAGGAAATAATCATGCTGAACCTACCCATTAAAGTCGAATCATATATCACCGCAGACGACAACGCATACATTTATCATCTGCAAGATGGAAAAGAAATAGTCGTTTGGAATAAAAGCAAACAAGAATACGTATATCTGGCTGACGGCAAGCTAGCTACTCCCGCCGATACAAAACGTATCGTCTGGAAGATGTTCCGTGATATTACAGAACACAAGAATTACGAAATTGATTTGCGCATTGAGCAATGCGATTAAAATATTTCTGTAAACTGGTTTACTTTTACAGTAAACTGGTTTATAGTTTAATCAGTAGTACTCAATAACCACTTAATAAAGGAAATAAATTATGCAAGTTCTTGATATTCAACTCCAGAAGTTAGACGAAATCGGTTTACTCAGCGACAAAATTGCCGCAGACAAAGAGCAACTCGACGCTATGAAAGACGTATTCAAAAACGCAGGTGAAGGTAAATACGAAGGTAGCTTGTATTGCGGTACTGTATATTTGTCTGCACGTGATAGCGTTGACTATAACGCAATCTTGACTGAAATGGGGGTTGTAATTCCAAAAGAGTTACTAGCTAAACACAAGAAGCAGTCGGTCTCCATCAACATGAAGATTTCCCGTCGTAAAGGTAAGTAAGCAAAAAAGTCAGGGGTTATGAAAATAATCCTTGACTTTTGTTTTTAACTGGTTTATAGTTTAATCAGCAGTTCAAATTAATCAATTAATAAAGGAAATAATTATGAAGTTTATCAAAAACGCAAACATAAACGGCACATGCCTTCAAGGTTACGTTAAAACAACGTATCATCACTTAGTTTCTGCTTTCGGTCAGCCTGAGTTTGGACCCAATGATCACACAGGTGATAAAGTTACTTGTGAATGGTGCTTACGTTTTGAAGACGGAACCGTCGCAACAATCTACGAATGGAAAAACGGTTACACACCGATGGGGATGGAAGAATGGCACATTGGTGGTAACAGTTATGATGCAGTGGAAAGAGTTTTAGAAGTTTTAGAGAGAGGATATCAACATGCGTAAGTTTATCACCAAGAATTATTTTCCATATTTCTTACTCGCTGATATTGCTTTATATTCAGCTTGTGCATATGTTGGTTACAATTATGCAAAAGAAATCCTTGACTTTTTTATCAAACTGGTTTAAAGTTTAATCAGTAGTTCAAATCAACCCATTAATAAAGGAAATAACATGACTGAAGTTTTAACATTCCCAGAAGCAGTATCCTCAGCAGTAAAATACGAACAGTTGTCTGAAAAGTATCAGCTCATCGATACAAAAGACATCGTAAACACTATGCGTGATAATGGTTTTCTTGTTACTCAAACATTCAACCTCAAGCCACGCAAACGTGACCCACGTGTTGTAAAGCATTTGCTCCGTATGCGCCATCGTTCATTGATGGATTCTGTAAATGGTTCTATTCCAGAAATCGTTGTAATCAACTCTCATGATGGTTCAACAACTCTGCGTATGGAGTGCGGTGTTTACAGAATGATTTGCGCAAATGGTCTTATTGTTAAGTCTTCAACCGCACATTCAGCACGCATTCGCCACGTCAACGTAACACCAGAGATTGTTATTGCTGAATCTATGAAAGTGATTGAGTCTGCTCGTGAGTCAGCAAGACGCACAGAGTTGTTTATGAATAAAATCATTTCGCCAATTGACCAAAAACAATTTGCGCAACGTGCAATTGATATGCGTGGGATGAATGTTGACATTGAGCAAGTGTTGCGCCCACGTCGTAGTGAAGATGTCGGTAATGACCTCTGGAGAGTATTTAACCGTATTCAAGAAAACATTATGAAGGGTGGTCTTGAAGGTGTGTCTGCTGAAGGTCGTAAGATCCGTACGCAGGGTTTAAAGAGTATGGGTCCAGTCTTCCGCACCAACGTAAACCTTTGGGCAATGGCTGAAGAGTATTTGTAAAAATATTTGCCTGAGGTGGTTGTTTTTTAAAATTACTTCAGGCAAACTTTAATTTCAATAATTTAATAAAGGAAATAACGTATGAATGTATTTTTTCTCCATCGTAGTGCAATTATCGCTGCTCAGTCTCATGCTGATATTCACGTCGGCAAAATGTTACTTGAAGCGTGCCAACTCTTATCTACCGCACACCACGAGCACGGCAACGGTGATAAGGTGACTTACTTACCTACTCATAAAAATCATCCCTGCGCAGTTTGGGTTCGTTCCTCCAAGACGCATTACATGTATGTTGCTGAGCTTGCTAAGAACCTCGCTCAAGAGTACCGCAATCGTTTCCGTAAAACACATGCGAGTCAACATATCCTTGATACCGAATTAATGTTGCCTCCTCCTGAGTTAAAAACAATGAGATGGGTTGATCCTCCGCAATGTATGCCTGATGAGTTTAAATCTGATGACGTTGTTGACGCTTATCAAAAGTATTACGCAAGCAAGTCCACTAGTATGAAAATGGTTTGGACTGGTTCTGAAGATTATGCTCCGTGGTGGTTTTTAATTAACCGCAACAGTTTTTTACACTCGAAAGGTTTATATGTTAAAGAAGTTCAAACGCAATAACCCTTACATTGATGTGCCTAAGACGAGTGAAATTTTGTCTTGGGTAATTTTATTTATATTTTTAATCTGGCTTGCGTTTTGGGGCTTTAATTTTATAGCGAGGAATCTATGACTTATACGGAAGACGGCGTCAACATTTTTAATACAAAACCCGTTACAGATATTGAATCTGTTATTCAGCCACGAGTAAACGAAATAATTGATCAATGGCAAGTTTACACATGGGACAATTTAATCGACGCATTAAAAAATGTTGTTGTAACTAAGAGATTCAAAGAGGAGTTTAACGAGACTTTTTTAAAAGACGGAGATAAAATAACGTCATTCTTACAAGTTTTAACATACGAGCATCAAGAGAAGCTTGCGACCATACAAGCTGTTAATGAATATACTTCTTTATTTGCGGGGCAATTTGATGATAGATTATAGACGACCAGAAAACAGAAGGGAATATTTTAAGTCCCTTTACAATTTAAATCTTGTGTTTAAGGTTCATCCTGGTCTTGTTTATTTATACATGCCCGAACTTAAAAAGCATTACAGCTGGGATGACGAAACTGCCTTGTGGTTTGCGACATTGAATGGTCACACACAAAACCCAATCACGTCTATGCGCTTACTTGAATTCATGCCTGCGATCCCGCAAAGTGACGTCGAATGGGTCATGGCGGAAAAGCGTTTCAATGAGCAATGGGATACGTTAAGCTACGATACTGATCGTAACAAACAAAAGAAAGATACTTTCAAAGGTTTAAAGTCTTATGCGGAGCTTGTAAAAGAAGCAGGTGATCAACGGGCATTATGGTCAAAAAAGAAAACCTATGAAGAACTCTGGGAAAAAGCATTCAGCATAAAACATTTTGGTCGGTTATCTGCGTTCTCGTACCTAGAGTACGTCAAAATTTTTGGTTATGGGGCTGACTGTTCAACTCTCATGTTCGAGGACTTTGATGGGTCTCGTTCGCATCGCAACGGTATGTTCTTTTTGTTGGGTGCTGATCGGTTTGTTTATGACAAGCGACAGCCAGATTCACATGACGGAAAGTATATTGATTTAAAAGCAACAGGTGAAGCATTAGAATTAGAAGCAGCAAGTTTTTTAAAAGAGTTTCAAGATGAATATGGTTATCACCCGCATATCAGCAAGTTTACTCTTGAATCATGTTTGTGTCAATTTAAGAATGGTTTCTTTTCAAGACGTTATCCAGGAGTATATGCCGACATGGCGTGGAAGCGTATTGAATGGTATGATAAGCGGGGCTTCGCAAAACTCACCTCTGTTTTTAAAGAGATACGCAGGAAAAACTTACCTGAATGGTTACGTGAAGAATGCGAGAAAGAGCGCATGCCTGAAGCAGAAAAGGCAAGTATGTTTGCTGAGACAGGCAGACCATTTAGAGCAAATTGGATTCTGGAAAAAATATGAACATAATCTTAAGTTTACGAGGAACAAGTGGTTCAGGCAAGACGACCATCGCACGCACATTTATAGATAAGTACCCGCATAACCCAATCGTCAGTGCGGGTAAAAAGATTTGGGGATATGAAATAAACTTGTCTTCAGAAAAGATATCATCTCCTCTTTATGTTATCGGCTCTTATGAAACAACGTGCGGTGGTTGCGACGGGATTAATACGCAAAAAGAAATTGCTGATAGAGCTCTTGAAGCTCGTGGTTACGGAGGTCATGTGTTAATTGAAGGGCTTTTACTTGCGCACGCAGGACCAAAGGCAATCACAACAACCATGCTCAAAGAAACCAATGCATATGTTCTTGGTTATATTGATACCCCTCTGGACGTTTGCCTTGACCGTGTTCAAAAGAGAAGAATCGCACGTGGTGATTTGCGCCCATTCAACCCTGATAACACAATCAGCAAACACAGTGGAGCGCACCGCACATGTATCAATATGCACAACATTGGTATCCCTGTGCGCACGATAGATCATACTGACGCATTCAATAAAACTTTGGAGATCTTTCGTGACTACGACGCAATGTGATTATTCAGATTTAATACAGTTCGTGATTGACAGGGAAATACTGCGTATAACAAAAGAATTGGGAGTCCCCATGACTCACGATCCAATTTTACAAAAATATAGATTTTGCAATATTCGGAGACGTGATGATCGAGTTTCAAAATGGCTATTACAGTTTTACTATACGAATAATATTGGTGATGTTTGGTTTAAAGCACTTATTGCTCGTATATTTAATTGGCCACCCACTCTTGAATATTTAATGAAAAATGACTTAATCCCGCATCGGGTTGAGGAGTTAGAAATTGAGCGTATGATCGATTACTTGCAAATACTTGAAGCAAGAAAAATTAAAATTTTTAATGCTGCGTATGTTGTTTACCCGACACACAAACGAGGTTCTAAATGCGAAAATATTGTAAAATACATACTTGCACCGACAGTTGAAATAGCTGATAAAGTACGCAGTGGAATAGAATGGGATTTGATAGAACTAACCACAAAAGCGTTATCACAAGGCTACGGGCTTTCAACATTTATGGCAGGGCAAGTCACAGCTGACCTAACTTATATAATGGGGGAGTTAAATCATGCGCACGATTTATTTACGTGGGCTCCAATGGGTCCAGGATCTTTAAAAGGTTTGAATAGATTACATAACAGACCAGCAGTTAAAAAGATATCTGAAGAACAGTTTTTAAAAGAGTTAATTGAAGCACGGCAGTGTATTTTAAAAGAAGCAGTGAAGTATGAGGATTTAACCTTGCATGACATACAAAATATTTTTTGTGAGTTTAGCAAGTATATGAAAGTCAAAGATGGTTTAGGCACACCTAAACAAATTTACAAACCAACTAAGGAGTTTTAATGGAAATTACCGCAGTAAATGTAAATCATTTGTTTCAAGAAACACTCTGGAAATTTAAAACTTCTGGGGTAGATACAAAGACACGCAATGGTGATGCAATTATGATTAATGAACCTGTTCTGACAACCGTCATAATACCAACAGAACGAGTTTTATTTTCAAAGCAACGTGATTGCAATCCTATATTCCATTTAATGGAAAGTGTTTGGATACTTGCTGGTCGTCGTGATGTTGCTTTTCTTGATCAGTTTAATTCCCGCATGAAACAATATAGTGATGACGGTAAAATATTTAATGCGCCATACGGATATCGTATGCGTCATCAGTTCGAAATAGATCAGCTTGAAGCAGTGATTATGCATTTAGAATTAAATCCTGAATCTCGTCAAGCAGTTATTCAGCTCTGGGATCCGCAGGATTTATTACGTGACACCCTAGACCGTGCTTGTAATACACAAATGGTTTTTCAGGTTAAAAACGGCAGATTAGATTTAACAGTTTTCAATCGATCAAATGATTTCTGGTACGGTTACATTGGTGCTAACATTGTTCATTTCACAATGATTCAAGAGTTTGTTGCGATTGCTTTGGGTTTGCGTTGCGGGGTTTACAGAACAATCAGTACTAATCTGCACATTTATAAAGATTTGTATGATGCGTCTAAGTATATTCAGTATCCTCCACCTTGCGAAGACTATGATTATTACAGCGCCAACTTAGTTAAGCCACGCAATCTTTATGAGGGTTCATGGGAAACTTTCCTGAAGGAATGCGAGCTTT